GCATCATCTTTGACCTATAATGTAAGCGCGATAAGCGCACCAAGTATTCTCAACGCTGCATCGGGTGACCTACTCAGCTGCGAGATGTCCGTATCAATCCTAACGAGTTGGAGCTAAACATGTCCGAGTGGGAACAAGAAAACGCTGACTTCCTGAAGAAAATCGGGCAAGTAAGCACACCAGCACCAAAGCCAGTAACTACTAAGAAAGACGAGGAATAATCTCATGGCTGTATTTCTAAATAATAAAGTTGGCGTGAAGATTAACACTGTTGATCTTTCTGACCATGTAACATCTATTACTCTTAACCGCACATTCGATGAGCTAGAAGTAACTGCAATGGGTGACACAGCACACAAGTTTGTTAAGGGCTTGGAAGCATCATCTGTAACAATCGACTTCCTAAACGACACAGCATCAGCGAATGTATTGGCAACACTACAAGCTGCATGGGGTACAACAGTCACATGTGTATTCCTACAGGAAAAGGGAACAGCAGTATCTGCTACTAACCCTCTTTACACAGTGTCACTTCTAGTGAACAACACAACAGACATCAATGGTGCTGTTGGCGATATGTCCACACAGTCGATCACATTTACTGCTAACTCAACAGTTGCAGTCGCCACAACAGGCACATTCTAAACAAACTATAAAGGGGCAAACTCATGGCAAAACTGAAGATCGTTCGTACAGATGGAAGCGTATTGGAAGGCGAGATCACTCCAGCAGTGGAGTACTCATTTGAGCAGTACGCTAAAAAGGGCTTCCATAAGGCGTTTCGCGATGAAGAAAAGCAGAGCGATGTCTATTGGTTAGCATGGGAAGTAACACGCAGGTCAGGTGAAACTGTTAAGCCTTTCGGGATTGAGTTTATCGAGACACTTAAGAGTGTTGAGGTATTAGACTCTGACCCTTTAGCTTAAAGCGCGATCTTCCGTTCACCTATCTAATCGCTAGGCTAAGCATTAGGTTGGGAATCGCGCCACAGCAGTTGTTGGATCTAGATAAGACCATGCTCGATGCATTAGTGCAAGGGCTCAAGGATGAAGCGAAAGAGGTGAGCGATGCCAACAGAGGTAAAAGGCGCGGTCGCCCTTAGAAAAGCTCTGAGAGAATTTACACCTGATCTTGCTAAAGAAACTCAGAAAGAAATTGCATCAATTCTTAAGCCGATTACTGTTAAGGCTCGCGGATTTATTCCGTCCAGTGCCCCATTAAGCGGATGGGCTAAGAGTGGCAATGGCACATGGGGCAATCGAGCTTGGTCATCATCTGAGGCTAAGCGCGGGGTTGGTTATAAAACTTCACCATCGAAGCCTAATCGTTCAGGTTTTCGCGCTCTTGCTCGCATCGTTAATGCTTCACCATCTGGCTCGATCTATGAGACTGCTGGACGATTAAACCCCGGGGGCAGACCACAGGCTCCATTGGTTCAAGTCGTAGCACCTAATCATTCTAATTTTGGAAAGACAATCCGATCAGGATCTAAGGGTGAGTCTGTTAGTAATAATCCTAATGCTGGTCAGCAATTTATTGATGCTATGAGTCGCACTTCACCTATTGTCAATGCTTATCAAAGAGAGACAGGACAAGCAGGTCGTGCTTCTCGTAAGATGAAGGGTCGCGCAATCTTTCGTGCATGGGCAGAAGATCAAGGCAAAGCTAACGCAGCAGTTATTAAAGCGATTGAAAAGTCTAAAATCGAATTCGAGAAAAGGACACAGGTGAAATAATGGCAGCAGATGTAAAGATTGATATTGCTGCCGAATTCACTGGCAAGAAGGCTTTCAGACAAGCCGAAACAGCAACAGACAAGATGACCAAGAATGTCAAGAAATTGGCAGGGGCATTGGGTCTGGCTTTTGGCGGACAGGCGATTCTTGCTTATGGAAAGAAAGCAGTTAGAGCAGCAGCAGAAGATGAGAAGGCGCAGAAGCAATTAGCCCTAGCGCTTAAGAATGTTGGACTTGGTCGAGATGCCGCATCTTCTGAGGAGTACATCCAGAGATTACAAACCGAGTTCGGCATTCTCGATGACAAGCTTCGTCCTGCCTATCAGACACTAGCGGTCGCGACACAGAACACTAACGAGGCACAAAGACTTCTCAATCTTTCATTAGACATAAGTGCTGCAACTGGTAAAGATTTAGCATCGGTTACAGGAGCGTTAAGTCGTGCATACCTGGGGAATAACGCTGCCCTATCTCGTCTAGGCGTAGGAATCTCAAAGGCTGATCTAAAGGCTGGCAAGTTCGAAGATATTATTGGGCAACTTGAAACAACATTTAAGGGAGCAGCAACACAGTCTGCCAATACCTTTCAAGGTTCAATCGATAAGTTAGGCGTTGCTGCTGCTAACGCTTCTGAAATTATCGGTACAGGTTTAATCGATGCACTTAAAAACTTAGGCGATCAAGATTCAGTAGATAATTTAGCAACGGCTATGCAAAATACAGCTATTTACATTGCAGATGTTATTCGCGGTATTGGCATACTAGCTAGTCAATTAAACAAAATCCCGGGGTTTAAGAATGCAGGTATTGAAGATTATGTTCAACTTATCCCGATTCTTGGTTCATACCTTAGCCTTCTTGCTGAGGCTGGTCAGGTTCCAGCTGGTAGCGGTGTACAGGCACAGGGATTAGCAGATCTAGCGAGACTTCAAGCTCAGTATGTTGTCAAGACTTTAGGGGCTAAAAAGAAACTTACTACCCTAGAGGCTAAAGCACTAAAGGATGCTAAGTTAAAGCTCGCCATTGATAAGGCTAACCTTGCTCTAAACAAGGGATCAGAAGTCTTTGACATGGAGAAGATCCAGAATGCAGCAGCTCTACAGAATCAAGCAGAGCTGTTAGCCAGATCCACAACAGACACTCAAAGATTACAGATTGCCAATGATACGGCTCGACTAAACATTAAGAAGTCGATGTCAGATCTAGAAGATGCTATTGCTGCTAAAGATGAAGCAGCCATCACTGCTGCAACCAAGAGACTTAATGAAGATGTCAAAATCTTTAACGCACTGTCTGGTCAGAATGTAAAGCTTCAAGATATTAAATCTATTCTTGAAGGTCTCAAGCCAGCCGAGTTAATCGACCAAAAAAATCTAGATGAGGCTTTGCGTAAGATTAAGGAGATGATGGACTTACTTGCTCAAGCCAATACAGCAAGCAAAGCAAAAGTACCAACCAGCGGATCACTAGGTTCAGGCATTCCAGCAGGAGACTTTATCGCTCCTATCTCAACAGCAGGCGGATCTATCGAGGCTATCCTTGAATATGCAGATGCAGCCTCAGCTCGTGCCAATGCTTTCGCAGATCTACTAGATATGCAGAATGCTCAAGATCTACGCGACCTCATTGCTTACCAGAGTTCAGTAGGCGATTTCGGTGGCTATAGCCCATACATGAACCGAGGGGGTTCTGGCGGTGGCACAGGTGGCACTAACATTACAGTTAATACTGGAGTTGGTGATCCAGAGGCTATTGCTAGAGCTGTAGAAGATGTGATCCGTCAGTCATATCAGCGAGGCACTAGCTCTACAGGACTTCTAGCCGTATGACATGGCTTCCAGAATGGCGCATAACAGTCGGAACGACTGTCTATACCAATGTAACTGGGGTAAGTCTTACTACAGGTCGCATTGACATCGATCGCCAATGTCAAGCAGGTTATGCCCGCATGGACATCATCAACTCAACCAATGCCCTCTTTGACATTGATGTTACAGATTCCCTTACCTTAGAGCTTAAAGATAGCGGTGGCACATATGTGCCTGTATTCGGTGGCACAGTTTCAGACTTCTCAACTTCAGTCAGAAGCCCAGAGGAATCAGGCTTTGTAACCATTGGCACAATTCTTGCAGTCGGCGCTTTGGCTAAACTGCCTAAAGCAATCTACACAGATTCTGTCGCGCACAATTTAGATGGCGAACAGATCGCTATTATCTTAGAGGAACTGCTAGTCAATGAATGGATAGAAGTAGCACCTGCGCTTCAATGGGTCAATTACGATCCCACTACTACATGGGCTAATGCTGAGAATGTGGGATTAGGTGAAATCGATGCTGGTCTGTATCAGATGGACAACCTCAGTGCAGCAGATCGCAACACACAGACTTTAGTCCAGCAGATAGCAGACAGCGCACTCGGAACGCTCTACGAGGACAAGCAAGGGCGAATCTCGTATGCTGATGCGGATCATAGAAGCAACTACTTAGCAGCTAATGGCTCAACCCAGTTAGATGGCAATTACGCATCTCCTGCAAGCGTTAAGTCGATTCTCCAGATTGGCAAGATTCGTAACAGCGAGATTGTGCGTTATGGCAATGATTACGGCAGCACATACTCAGCCACAGACGATGCTTCTAT